GGATCCGAATTATCTGTTGTGTTTAAAGGTCGGGTATTTCAGTACCGCCGTGGTCGAGATAATCCTACTGATACTTGGTTGTGCGTACTGGCCATTTCCGGAGATGCTATTCAAAATGATGCGTTGGTTAATCAATCCGTACCTGCTGGCACATCAAAAAATGATGTCAGCAATATTCTTGCGAGTGAAACCAATAAATATGGTCTGGTGACTGGTGAAATAGCCAATATCAGTGAACAGCAATACCCGCGTGGTCGGGTTTTCTTTGGGTCGCTACATGACAGTATTCAACAGTTCGGTAAAGAAAATAATGTCGAGTTTGACTACACAGACGATGTGATTAGCTCAATTAATACCTTGAGATATTCAGTTGAACCTGTACAAGTTCTGACGCCGAAAACTGGAATGGTGGGCATGCCTCAACTGACCAGTGAAGGCTTGATCGTCAAATGCTTGCTCAACCCAAAGCTGAAGCGAAAGGGGCGTGTGCAGGTGGATATGAGTAACCTGCAGACTGAAAGCTATGACATTGGCTACAGCAGTCAGCAGGTAGACCAGCCTTACAAGAACCCAAAACTAGCAACCAATGCAGAAGGTATGTTTATCATCCAGGCGATAGAGCATAGTGGCGATACTCGTGGTGATGAATGGTACACGCATCTAGTATGTACCGCGATTAACGCCGTCGTTCCGAAAAGTGGTATTACAATTAATGCGGTGGACTAAAGATGGCTTTAACACTAAATGAACGTGCACCAAAGCAGCTACAGATTATCAAAGAGGCGGTAAATGCGGCACTGGCAAATCTCTGGACGGCGTTACCCTGTGAAGTAGTGGAATATAACAGTAAAGCGGTAACTGTGAATGTACAGCCTTCAATCAAGATTCCTGTACACCTACCAGACGGCGAAATCGAAACAGTAGAACTGCCGATGCTGCTAGATGTGCCGGTGATGTTTCCTTGTGCTGGCGGATTTACTATCACGCATCCTATTAAGAAGGGGGATGAATGCTTAGTAAATTTTGCAGACCGCAATATTGACCTATGGTGGCAGTCTGGCGGCATTCAGGACCCATTCGATACGCGTAAGCATGATTTGTCTGATGGTTTTGCCTTCTTTCGGCCTCAATCTCAAGCCAAGAAGATTTCAGATATCTCTACTACTGATCTTGAGATCCGTAATGATGCCAATACTTGCAAGATTCAGATTACTTCTGAAGGAGTGATTAACTTTCATGGCACTAAATCTGTTTTTCATCATCCTGTTGAAATGAATAACGGATTGAAGACGTATGGCGAACTGAAAAACAATGATGTAGATGTGGGTTCAAATCACCCGCATACCGGAGTTCAGCCTGGTAGTGGGGATTCTGGACCACCAAAACCATAACTTATGAGGGGCGCGAAAGCGTCTTTTTTTATGCGCTACAGAAAGCAAGATGAGAACGGTGATTACACCTTTGGTAATGGCTTAAATAACTTCCATATCGACAATGTTGATGCCGTAGCCCAGGCGATTGATACACGTTTAAAGCTATGGGTGGGTGAGTGGTTTGCTGATGTGTCAGATGGTACAGGGTGGTCACAGGCTATCTTGGGTAAGCATTCTAAAAACTTATATGAACTCACTTTAAGGCAGCGTGTATTAGAGACAAAGGGTGTTATCAGCATTCAGGAATTCCAAAGTGCACTTGACCCAAATACAAGAAAACTCGTAGTGACCATGGTTGTAGAGACGGTCTATGGACAAACAGATTTAACAGGAGCATATAAGTGGAATTAACAACACTTGCACCGACGATTGATGATAGCGGCATTCATGCGCCCACCTATGATCAGATTCTTGCTTGGTTAAAAGGCAAATATCGAGGCATCTATGGTGATGATGCTTATCTGGAAAACGACAGCCTGGATGGTCAATGGCTTGGAGTTTTAGCACTACAGTTTAGTCAAGTGAACAGCGTCTGCATTAAGACCTATAATTCATTTAGTCCTAAAACTGCTGATACAGATGCTTTAACTCGTAATGTCAAAATCAATGGTATTAAAAGAGCTTTACCGACCTATTCAACTGTAGATGTAATGTTAATAGGTGAGCCAGGTACAGCAATTCGAAATGGGGTCGTTGGTGACACCAACAACAAGTGGATATTACCGGCACTGATTACAATCCCACCTTCGGGTGAAATTACGGTTACAGCGACTTCTGAAAATGCTGGTGCCGTATTTGCTGCAGCTGGTAACGTGAACAAGATCCTTACTCCAACACGAGGTTGGTTATCTGTATCAAATGCGAATACTTCATCAATGGGCCAAGACATTGAATACAATGCTCGCTTACGTCAGAGGCAGGCATTGTCTACAGCTAATGCTTCCATGTCTCAGACAGAGGCTATGCGTGGAAGTCTACTAGCTTTGGATAATGTGACACGTTGTAAAACATTTGAAAATAAGACGAATACTACTGATGACAACGGATTGCCACCTAAATCAGTTTGCATTGTAGTATCTGGTGGAGATAGTCAAGAAATTGCGAATATTATGCATATCAAGAAATCTATGGGATGTGCATGGTATGGCAATACAAGTGTCACAATCATGAATAGCTACGGTGATCCGTGTGAAGTGTCTTTCTATCGCCCTGATATTAAGAATATTAGTTTTCATATGCAAATCACTACAATTGAGTCATATAGTGCTGATACAGCAGATTCTATTGCAGAGAATTTAGCAAGCTATGTTAATGAATTGGATATCGGTGACAAGATTCTATTAAACAAGCTCTATGGACCTGCAAACTTGTACGGTGCTGTTCAAAGCAAGACTTATGAAATTGAAAACATCACCATTCAGGTGGATGGGGTAGATATTATAGGTGATTACACACTTCCTTTTGGCTGCGTTGCCTTTTGTGACCCTAATCAGATCGCTATCGAGGTGACAAGTGCATGATAAAAAGGTTGATGACTATGTTCGCTTGATCACTAGCCAGCATAGGCATAAAGAAAAGTACATTGCGATGATCAAAGCAGTCTCTCAGCCTATGACAGACTGCTTTAATTTTTTAAAGAACTTAAACAGTAAGTTTGATGTAGAAACGGCTGAAGATCCATATTTGAATATTTTGGCTCACTGGACAGGTACGCCGTTGATTATTCCGGGTGCTGCCCAACTTGCATACTTTGGATTTGAGGATCAAGAAAATTCCTTAACTTTTGGTGAATTGGATGATCCAGAGATAGGCGGCTATTTTCGTGAGTCTGGTCAATCTGGAACTGGTGGGTTAGTGCCAAAAGGCGAGTTTTTAAGACGTCTTATACAAGCAAAAATTTTAAAGAATCACAGCACTGGAAATATAGAAGAAACTAAGCAGATTTTGAGTCTGGTATTGAATCATGGCCAGTTCAAAGTGATAGACAACAATAACATGTCAGTCACTTTTTTGAATCAGGCTCCGCGAATTAGTGAAACAGACAAAATTCTTATTCGTATGTTTTTCCCATTGCCTTCCGGCGTTGAATTAATTATTGAGGGCTAATATGGCTATTGAAAAATTAACAGAGTTTGCCAAAACAGGCCAAAAAGACACAGATCAATTGGATCTTGAAGTTGGCTTTATCGTGAATAGAAAACCAGCTCGACAGTGGTTTAATTGGCTGTTCAATACATTGACTACGAAAATCAATGAAATTATTGATGCTGATTTCATGCCTAAATCAGATGTTGTTGATAATTTAATAACTGATGATCCAACAAAACCGGTATCTGCAAAACAGGCAAAGCTTTTAAAAGATCAGTTTCAATCACTCGAAGATATTATTCAATATTGTCCAATCCCATGGGTTACAAATACGCCGCCACCGACACATACAATTTTGATGGGGCAAGCAATTAATCCTAGCGAAAATCCAAAACTCTATGCACTTTACGGTGCTAATTTACCCGACGCGCGTGCGATGGTCCTGCGTGGTCTAGATTTGGGCCGTGGGATAGATATTGGGCGCACAATTCTAAGTATGCAACTTGACCAGAATAAATCACATGAACACGGTTCATTGTTTGGCACTGGTGCATATGCTGATCGACTGATAACAACTGGGTCACCCCCTTCAAATATTGTTTCCATTCCTCAAGCGCGTGTAAGCACAACAGAGGTGCCTGCTGGACAGGGTAGAACAAGCGACTTTGCTATGGGTCCATCGGGTGGCACTGAAGTTCGTGTAAAAAGCATCGCAGTGATGTGGATCGTTAAAAAAGGGTAATTTATATGTTTGCTAATGAAGATCAACTTATTCATTTGTATGGATATGACGAGAAAACTAAAGAGCTAACAGGCGGGTTTGAGTATATGTGGTCGAAAGGTTTTGGGTTTGCTGCAAACAGCACAAACATAACCCCACCGGCTTTTAATACTGGATTTATCCCGGTTTTTAATTCTGATGATCAAGAATGGATTGTTGTTGAAGATCATCGCGGAAAGATTGTGTATTCCACGAGTGATAAATCACAACAGACTATTGATTATATCGGTCCGATTGCAGCTGGATTTACGGAGTTGAAGCCAGGACATTTTGATACATGGCACGGCTCTGAATGGGTAGACAATCGCACACCAGAACAAATCGCAGAGTATGAGCGTAGTTTATTGCCAGCACTTCCAAAGCGACAGTTTGCTTTATATCTTTATGACCACGATTTATATGATCTGGTTATGACCGCGCTTGATAAAAACCTGCGTTTCAAAATCGAGTATGACAATGCAAAAGAACTTGAACGTTTAAGTCCTACTGTTTCAGCAATGGCAGCTTTACTCGGCTGGACAGATGAACAAGTCGATCGGATGTGGGCTGAAGCATTAACACTGTAAAACATAGAAATTGAATTGGCCGCATTAGCGGTTTTTTTATTGCCAAAAATTAGGGGAAGTATGTGGAGCCTGTCTCTAGCGGTATTGCCGCATTTATAAAATTTTATGGAATGCTGGTTATTACAGCATTGTCAATTTTACTCGTAGCAACAGTTGTTCTAATGATGCGGCTACCCAGATCCCCACAAGAATGGGTAACAGGTCTCATCTGCACAGTCGTATCAAGCCTGGCGGGTGGTGCATTCATTATCGTGAAATGGTCTCTCCATCAGTGGGTTACTGATGTGTGGGGAATGATAGCCCTAGGGGGCTTTTTTTTCGCCTGTGGTTTACCTGGTTGGGCCATGGTTCGTTGGACATTCAATCTAATTGAGCAACGTGAAGGTAAGACTATTTTAGATATTTTTCGAGAATTTAAAGAGGAGTGGAGAAAGTGAATATTGATCAATTTCTAAATGATCTGATTAAGCGCGAAGGCGGATATGTAGATATTCCTGCGGATCGAGGTGGTGCGACAAAGTACGGTATTACCGAAGCTGTAGCACGTCAAAATGGTTATAAGAGCCATATGAAGGACCTACCACTATCATTAGCTAAAGACATCTACCGCAAGCAATACTGGATACAGCCGCGTTTTAACCAGGTGAATGCGATTAGCCCACTGGTTGCTGAAGAGCTATTGGATACAGGCGTGAACTGCGGCGTTGGTTTTGCTCGACCTACTTTACAGCGAGCTTTAAACCTTTTAAATAATCAAGGTAAAGGCGGCTGGCCAGATTTAGCAGTAGATGGTGTATATGGTCCAGCAACACTCGGCGTGCTTAAAACCTTTTTGGCCAAACGTGGAAAAGAAGGTGAAAGGACTTTACTTAAAGTATTAAATATTTTGCAAGGCCAACGCTACATCGAAATCACTGAGCGCAATCCAAGTCAGGAACAGTTCTTTTTTGGCTGGATAACCAATCGGGTGGCCATATGATAAAAGCCTTTATCGCTAAATTTTACGAAGCCGTCATTATCTTTTTGGCGGCTTTTTTATTGCTAACACTTATTGGTTTAGGTGTGCAGACATGGCGGGCATCGCACTGGAAAGAGAAGTTCTCTGCTGCTGATGTTGCCTGTGTTGAGCGTATCAATAAAGTAAATCAAGCCTATCAAGATGCCCTTGATACTTGGAAGGCTAAAGTATTCATTGTAGAAAACGAACTAGAAGCCGAGCGCAATAATATCAAAATTCAATTCCGAGATATAAAACATGAAACTGAAAAAGTTATTACTGAGCGCATCTATTCTGAGTGCAAGCTTGATGATGCAGGCATGCGTATCGCCGAAGCCGCCCGCATTGCCGCAAATACCAGCCAGCCTCCTTAATCCATGCGATCAGCTTAAAGGTTTGAATAATGGCACCATGGGGGAGTTGCTGACACGCTATGTTGAACATATGGAACAATATGCAGGATGCTCAGCTAAAGTGGATGCTTATATTAAGATTCATAGACGTGGATAAATAAAAAAGCCCCTAGTCTTCGGAGTAGGCGCTTTATATTTTCTATAGCCTTTTTAATCATTATATTTTATTAAATTATTGATTAAGAGATGAATTTTTAATATTTATTGTCAATCGCTCATCAGCATAACACTGACATCTAAAAATAGCAGCCTATGTTTCACTGCCTCCGATCATGCGATGGGGGCAGTTATGATCTAGCTCATAAAGTCCTAAAGAAATCCTTATTAACAATATAGAAATAATTCCCTATCCATAGTTTTTATTTGCATAATATGTTATGAATGGTCAAAAATTTATTTTATTTAATCAAAAACTTAAGTGAGACATTCCTATGGCATATAAAGATCTACATATGGAAGGTTATATTATATTCAACTTAAAGCATCCGATTTTCGAAAGTTATAAAATTGATTGTAAAGAGTTAGAAATTTCTAAATATGAATCTCTATGCCGAGACTTTGGAGCGGTAGTTCTAGTCCATAGTTTAACAACTAGAGCAAAAAGAGGATATTTTCATCTTATTATTGCAACTGATCGCGATCGGATCATTAGTGTTGAAAGAGGTGATAAGGCATCTGAAGATGGCTTACATTACGATCTTAGTAATTTATTTGTTAAATATGGCAAAAAAAAATTAATTTGGAGCGTTGAGCACTTATAAATTTTTTATTCTGGTGAGAAGGGATGTATTCAAGACCTAACCTCTCACCTCACTCAAAACTACATAATTACTCTATAAATTTAAAGCCTACCCATGCTCCTTTCTACAAAAAGTTCCCCATTCCTTATTGTGTGTTCTATATAAAAGTAGATCCAGTCTCTCATTCTTAATATTACCTTTAATTTCAATAGACCTATCGTCAAGTATCATCATGGCATTGTGGTAAAATTCTACTCAAGAAATCAGCAATTTAAGTAAGCAGTCTACAAATTTTTAAAAATCTACAAAAAATTAATTTTGTAGACTGATTTGTAGACTGTTGAACTGCAATTAAGGCAAAGTGTATGCAATGTGATGCAACTATGGATAATTTTAAATTATTGAATATGCAAGGTATTGCAAGATAATGCAACCAATGACAATACAAACAAAACTAGGTGGTTTTTACTTCTG